CCGCGGTGTTTTGGTTGAAAGGACCCGCTTTTCATTTACCCTTTGCCAACCTATGCCCCCCCTGTTTAAACGCCCCCTCGGTGCTATTCCGGCCCCCCTGTTAAGGATTAAGACGTTGCGCCGATATCGCGCCCTGGATATATTGCAAATCTTCCGGCGTATTTAAGTCCCTTTCAACTTCCGCGACAATATGCGCCCGCATTGGAACGCAATTAAATAAAAACCTTATCCATTCGTTATTTTCCATGTCTTGAATTGCCGTCGGTTTCATGGAGTTATATCGTCCCAAAATTCCCCGCGGTATCAGAACAAGCGATATGTGTTGATATACTCCGATCGGTTGCCGTGATATATGAGTTATGCCGTTCCGACAATTCAAAACCACCTTGGCAATGGACATGTTAAACGGATCGAAACAAGGCGCGACAACTGTATTGATTGCGCTTGAACAATCCGATGAATAAAATATCACTTTATCAATATGGTCCGGGTTCAATAGCGGTTGATCGCCCAATATAATTAGAATATGCGAATACTCGGCCGGGATGCGATCAAGATTGTCGCATATTCGCGCCGTCCCGTTTTCGTATGATTTGCGACGCAAAACATTAATTGCCCCGGCGGGACGGATGCGCGCCGAATCTGTTATTATAAAAACTTCCGTCAAGACTAACGACGATTCAAGGACGCGATCAACTGTATGTTGAATAACGGTCTTGCCGCCGATCTCGATCAAAAGCTTTTCCGGGACGCGCCTTGATCTTAGCCTGGCCGGTATTGCCGCGCATATTTTCATAAAGCCCCCTTATTTATAAAGCGGGAAGATTTCAACCAATGGCCCGGAAACAACCCGGATACGTTCGGAATGCGGACATTGTGTCAACGCCGGGCGCCATGCGTTCAAATGGTTTTCAATAGGATATGCCCTTTGCTGCGCAATTTTCGGCGGTTCGTCTATTTCGTGAAAATATGGTTTCTTGCCGCGAAATAGGTCCATGCCGCATAAAAGGGCCGGATCGCCGCCAAGGTAACATGCGAACCATGTCGCCAACGTTGACGACATTCCGCCATTCCAATAATCAACGCCGGATAAATCAACGTCGCTTTGTTCAATATACTGTGAAACCTTGATCGCGGACGTCGTTTCGATCGCTTGAATTTGCTCCGCCGGCATTCTGCGCTTTTGATCCATGAAAACCATGTAATCGCATTCGGCAATTAGAAGCGCATGATAATTGACCGACATCAAGATCGATTCATCCGGGATTTTTTCAAGGTCCGCCGGCAAAGACGGCCCGGCGCCAAGGACCGCGATCGGGCGCCCTTCGTAAAGGCCCTTTAATTGTTTTATGTCAAGTCTCATATTGGTAACGTCTTTTTTATATTCCGGTGATCTTCTCATATTGCCCCCTTTGGAAATTCCCGCGCCAACCCTGCGGGATATTCCCCTTTTGAATCCTTTTTGAAAAAGAACGGAACGCCGGCCGCGCGACATTGTTCCTGTAAATCAAAGGCCCATTCAATCGACATCGGCCGCTTGCCGGGTCCGGTTTCGGCGCCGCATATAACCCAATGGATAAACTCGCGTTGATAACTGCCGCCGTGTAATCGTCTCCAAATGACAGCTTCTTGGTTATCGCCAATATGTAAATCCACCGGCCCTAACATCGGTTCGACTGATACAAATCGGACCGCGGCCGGGATATCCATCAAGTCTAATATTCGGCCGTCATATCGTTGATTTTCGACCGTAACCCCAAGCCATACATTCGGCGGCGGGCGCCATGCGTAACATGCTTGAACCGCCTTCGACATTTCTTTCGGCCGTTTCGTTAAAATCTGGAACGTATGTTCCGGCCGTTGCGTGAATATTTTTGATATCTGCATAAACCGATTGATATAATATTCGCCGTGAAAAAGGTCCCCCATTGATCCGACAAATATCTTTCGCGGCTTTTTCCAATGCAACGATTTTTCAAGTTCCTTCCGAACAAATGCAACGTTCCCGGTCCAACCGTCCCCGTTGACTACCCTTTGATATTGCGGATATCCCATTGACTTTAGACGCCGCGCCATGCGTTCGGCGTAACAATGCTTGCAACCCGACGATATCTTCGAACAACCGACGGCCGGGTTTATGGTCTTGTCCGTCCATTCGATTTTAGACATATCAATCCCCTTCGATTTTAAATATTATGGCAAATGCGAACTTGACGCGCTTCCATAGCGACAAGGTTTTTGCGTCTTGAATATAATCTTTCCAAAGGCGCTTGATCTCTTTTCGGTTCCGCTTCGCTTGCCGTGTCCCCATGCCAACCCCTTTTATCGCGCCGATTTAAGCGCCTTTTCTAACGATCTGAAAAAATTCCGCTTGAACTTCCGCGCCGCGATCCCGGCCGCGGTCCGCCGGAAACCAAATCGCGGACGAACGGTCGCGCGTTTGTCCTTGTGGAACAATAATTCGCGTTTTTGATTCTTGCGCTTTGCCCCGCCCTTGCGACGATAAACGCCCTTGGCCGTCGAAAAGACGTTCTTTGTTTTCAACATGATTCCGGCGCCGCCGGCCTTGCGCCTGGACTTTGGGACCTTGTCGGAAGGAATTAAAAGGTTTTTCGACCTGGACGGCGTTTTCGTTCCGCCTTCCTCTTGTAATTCCGTGAAATGTGCCTTTGTATAAACGGACGATATCAACCGCGCTTTTGTCGCCGCAATGATCTTGATTCCGGTCGGTTGCTGTTTTAACCACCATTTTTTGACATTATTAAAAACGGTCGCGGCCCGGTCTTGCAACGCCTTTTGGCAATCTTGCGCCGTCCATGTTAAAGCGCGCGCGGTTGCAAACGGGACCTGTTTCTTTTGAATCCGGGTCAATCCCTTCGTGAATGTCTTAATGTTCGATTTAAAATTAATGGAAATCATAAGCGCCCCCTGTTCGATCTTATTTGTTAATGATTGTTAACTTGTTTGTTAATGTTTGTTAATGTTTGTTAATGTTTGTCAATATGATGCGTTGTCGGATATGGCCTGTTTTCGATCGCTATAACCGTTGAACCGTTAATACATAACTCTTTTTCAATTTTAATTTTTGATTCAATGTCGTCGATTAATACCTTTTTCGATATCGGGTCCTGTTCAATAATTAAAACCGGCATATTAAACCCCTTTTTTAAATCGATTCATTCGTTTTCCGTATTCGCAAATCAATAAAGCATCGGCGCGGCCGGCATGTTTTTTAAGATAAATTAGCGGTTTAATTTCCGGGAAATAGAATTTTGCGGCGGCGATCGATTTTTCTTTCGCCTTTCCCTTAAAGTGATTTGGGATAATTTGTTGCCATTCTTTCGGCTTGTATAAATCCGGCCGACATATGATCCGCGCGACACCCTGCCAGAATCCAAAGTTTTCTAACAACTTTGAAGTGTGACCTTCGCCCGGTCGCGCCCATACTTTTTCGATTGTGATTCCCAATATCTTGTATTGGTCGCCCCATAATCGCATGACATCGGCCGCCGAATTCGGATCGTGCCAATCGTAAAAGGCGACGAACCCGTCGTCGACCAATAGCGCGGCCGCGCCGGGATTCTGTTTACTCATTCCGGGATCGATCCCAATATATGCCGTTTCTCCGTTCGTCATTTTACCCCCTTTCTTGTGCATTCAAGACAAATGCCCTTTTCGGTCAATTCAATATTCGGCCGGCCGCATCCAGGGCATGTCCCGAAATATTCCGAATTTTCATCTTTGAATTTATCGTCAAGAAAATTATTTAACGGGTCCGCTTCGTTGACAAATTTCGGCAAGCCCCGATTTATGAAATCTTTCAAGGTCCACTTGTGCGAAAAATAATGTTTTTTTGATTTTACGACCGCGGAATAATTAAAAAAGGCGTCAATAATATCTTCGATTTCATAATCCTTTAAAGCCTTTTTTAAAGCGGTCTTAATGTCCCGGTTTGGTTTTCTATGAACAATAATTTTTTGTTCATTCCAAAAACAGAAAAGAAGATTATATATATATCTATCTATATTATCTTTTGTAGTACTCAAAAATGATAACGGTTTATTATCATTTTTGATAACGTTTGTTATCTTTTTTGATAATATTATCTTTTTTGATAACGGGCGCCATGTCCCGTAATGCTTATTAAACCTGTATTCTTTGCCGCCCCCGTTATCATTTTTGATAATAATTAGGTTTTTTTCCTTTAATTCGCGTAATGCGCGACAAACCGTCGGCTTCTTTAATCCTGTTCCGTCAACGAATTGAGATAAGGAGATCGAATCGACCTTTTTATTATACCCGTATGTCTTCCGAATTATTAAAAAAAGGCATTGCATTTGTTCGCCCGGTATTCGATAACGCGCCAATGCATCGATAATTTCATCGGCGATTCTTGTATAGCCATTTTCAATCTGCGGTCCGTTATCCGCCATTTATGACCCCGCTTGCCCCCCCCTATAAAACGGTGAATTTTGCGTTTACTTGGTCTATGATTTCATTTACGCGCTTTAAAGTTTTCGGGACTTCGGACCCGGCAATCTTTTTAAATATTGACGGATATTTTTCTTTTAATTCGATCATCACTTGCCATTCTTCCGTTTCCATTAACGCCTTTAATTCTTCGTCGTCCGTATTTGCCCCAGGATCGACGTTCCCGTCTTTCCCTGTCCGATTGCCCTCGACATTATCTTCCGTCGCGCCCTTGCCTATGGTTTCGTCGTCGTCGCTTGAATTTGACGCCTCGCTTTGGTCTTTTTCGTCAATCGGGCATATCTCGCCCTTGAATTGACGCGCCCATTTTTCCCGCGTTTCCTGCTTGACCCATTCCGGCGCCGTTTCGAACTTGTCTTTTTGCGAATCATAAAAGGCCCGGAAATTTCTAGGCGCTAAATTCTTCCAACGCTTTACAAACGCGCCCCATATTTCGGACCCTTCCGCCGGCGCGTTCCCGGTTTCGTCTTTCGGGTCCGCTTCGGGATAGGTTTTTTTGAATGCCGAAATAAATCCGTCAAAGTCTTTCAACGCTTCGACCATTACTTCGGCGTCTGTGATATGATTTTGTGCCGCGGCAAGGGAAACGAATTCGGCCATTTTGTCGGCGTCTAAACCCAACGCGGCCCTTTTATCGTCAAAATCCGCGATTGCGTTTTCGATTTCCATGTTTCCCGCGCCGGATGCCTGTTCAACGTCTATAATATCTGAACTTGATTCCGGCGATCCGTCCAGGTCAATGTCGGTACACTCCGGCATAATTTGACCGCTAATCCGCATCAAGACGCGCGAAAATAATTTAGACAAAGCCTTCCCGACGACCGCGTCGTCGTCGCCCCCATGCGCGCGAATGCGGAAAACTTGACTATCGCTTGCCGTTTTTTCCATTCCGGCAATTCGCCCAATCGTTCGACGTTCCCCGTCTTGCTTCCAGGTCGCCCCGACTTCGACATCGGCGACTTGAACCGTATCCTTTCGCCCTTGATACCCGATCCGGTCTTCGGTCGTATATGCCGGCGCGCTGTTACGGAATTCAAAATCGGTAATTCCCGGCCATTCTATAATGCGTCGATATTTACCGTCCTTCGCGGCATAGAATCGGCCCGCCAAAATATTCATTTCATTGTTAGTAATGCGATAACCCTTTAACAACGCTTCCGCGACGCATTCGCGAATTTCATTCCAAGTATAAGGTTTAAGTGTTTTCTGTTTCCTGTTTGCGTTTTCAATCGCCGCCGGACTTCGATCGGTAATAAAACCTAACGGCGAATCCTTTAACGCTTCGATCATTTCTTTGATTTGCGGGTTGTCTAATATTTGCCGCATCTTGATAACGCCGGCCGCAAGGTGCAACGATGCGACAACGTCTTTCGCGGTCCCCATTGTCGTCGGCAAACATGCTTCGATTATTTCTTGAATACTGTTTCCAACGCCTTCAAACTCGACTAATGCTTTATCGTTCATAATGTCCCCCTTTCGAAAATCGTCGGGAAGGCGACGGCGCCCCACAAAATTAAAAAGATAGAACGTTTCCCCGTATCTCAATGAAGATTGCGGCCGCCTTCCCAATGGTTAATTTGTTCTAACGCTGACTTGCGGCCGTTCGTAAATATGGACCCCCGGAATATCGCGAATGCCCGCGTCAATCGCCCTTTTGATTTTCTTTTCGTCAATGACCCTGTAATCGTCCGGGACCTTTTCGGGTTCGGATATTTCAAAATCCCAAACCATACGGGTTGACGACGTCCCGACGTCCGTCCGAATTGGTTCGGTTTTTTTCGGGATAACCGGATCGGGCATATTTACCGTTTCGACGCCGGCTTTTTCTGCGGCCTTGTCTATCTCCTTTTGCATTGCCGCGGCCGTGTCCTTCGCCTTCTTTTCTTCCTTGCGCCGATCCATTTCCTTTTTGTAATGATACGGCCCCAACTTTTGATTTTTAAGCATCTTGACGATGCCTTCGACCTTTTGCTTGACTTGCCGAACGATCGAATTAACACCCCGGACATATGCGTCCGGGTCCTTTATGATTTCCTTCCGTTTTGCGTCCAATGCTTTGATTAATTTCGATCCCTGGCCGATCATTTCCGTTGCGGTCGCCGCGGTGTCGTCGTCCTTTACTTCCAACGCGACCGCGACCGCTTTAATACTTTCAAACCTTGGATCATATGACGCGAAAAGCGTCTTGATCGCGTCAAGATCGTATTCGCGCTTGACCGGCGGTTGATCTTCGATCGGTTCCGGCGTCTTTTCCTCGGCGTCCAAATTAAAAGCGTCCATTTCTTCGCCGGGTCCCTTTTCCGTGAAATCTAAATTTAAAGACATACTGCCCCCCTTCAATTAAAAATAATGTTTTCGATTTCGCCTTTTGCCGTTTCTATATTGTCAATATATTCTTCCATCCGTTGACCGCGTTCGGACCCCTGCAAAGATTCCGGCATGTTGTCAAAGGCTTCTTGTTCTTCCCCGGCCAATATCTCTAATTGGTTATAGATTTCTTCTAACGCTTTGCGCCTTGCCTTGTTCATGGCGTTTCCCCTTTTATGATTTAAAATATCGATACGCGTTTAATGCCGACATGAACGCGGCGAAATCATCGTTTGAATATTGATAAGGCGTCGCCGCCGCCGGCCGGCCGTTCCGTTTCAACCGTAACGACATGCAACCGTTTGCCGCCGAAATACGATAAGTTAGTCTGTTCTTTTCGTAATACAGATTGACTAAATATCGATACGCGGCCAATTGCGCCTTCCAGGTCGGCGATTCAACGGCCGGCGTTTTTAGATCAACAATTACGATGCGTCCGTCGATCAAGCGGCAAATAAGATCAATATGCCCGACGATCCCGAACGTTTTGTCGATAAATTCCGCTTCAATGCCCGCGACGACGTCGACCCATTCGTCGAACCATTGCTTAAAGCTTTCAACATATGGCTTGCAATCTTCCGGGATCGACAACGCCGGAATGCCGGCCGCGTAAACTTTCAAGCAAATATGGTGAACCTTCGTCCCGCGATCCGACGCCGCGGTCAAGACGTCCGGGCGAACCATTGAAAAATCAATAAACGGATTCAAGACCGTCGTTACGGATAAATATTTCATTGTATTACCCCGCTAATTTTAAAGACAAACAATCTGGACATGTAACGCGTTCCCACTTAAGCGCAACGTCGACAATGCCCTTGATGTCAACCCCGCAAGCCGTTTTTTTACCGTCCCGCATATGGCGCCGCGCCTTGATCTTGCTTCCAATCCCGCCGTAAAGATAAAACGCCGGGTTTCCGACCGGCCCCCGGCGATCCGCCGGCGTCCTTGCCGGCCCCTTGTCGGCCCTTCCTTCGACGAATAAAGACAATTGATCTTCGTCTATCGGGCGCCCGGTGAATTTCTGTTTTTTCCGTTCCGCAACAAAATTGATTGTCAATTCCGGTTTAATGCCCTCTTGGTCCGGGACGAATGAAAGCTTGATGCCAACGTCAAGCGCGTTTTCCGCTTTCAAATATGCGGCGTTTAAATCGTTCTGGTAATAACGCAACGCGCCAACGAAAAGCGATCGTGATTCCTTGATTAACTGTTCCCCTATTTTCCCCATTTCAACCCCCGTCATTTAATGAATTAATAAAAAACGGGACATCATAGGTTTATGGCCCCATAATGCCCCGCCCCTTTTATCATTCCCGCGCGGTTGATCGGACCGGCGGAAATCTCAATCGTCAATTATGCCGCCTTCGCAATCTCCGCCCATTCCGTCGGTTTCAATTCAATAACCTTGCCGCCGATCGCTTCCAGTTCGGACGCCCGGTCGTAATCATCAATATTTTGAGAATGCCGCGTAACCGCCGCATGCAACCCATACCGCGACAAATCGCCGCCCTGGATAAGTTCGGCAAGGATGCCCCCGGTTTCTTCCTTTGTGAAACCGAATTTGTTTTGTGTTAATTCGATCATGTCCGGGACGTCTTTCGTTATGACGTCGGTCCTTGCTTTTATCAGGTCGTCGCAAATCTTTTTAAATAATGTCCCGTCCATTGCGGCGGTTGTCAGATCGTTGACTTGTCCCCAAATCGCCGCGTCGGATAATTCCTTCGTTTTATCTGAAAGGACTTCCCATAATACCGATTCGTCTTGACCGCCGATCTTGCGCCCCAAATGGACCTTGAAAAAGCTTGTGCTTGTAAACGTCGCCAAATTGGAACATCGTTCGGTAAAAATGCCCGGTTGTATTGCCAATCGTCCGACCCCGATTTCCGAATTACTGATCGTCAAACCGGCCTGGACCGTTTCGACAAAGAAATTATGTCCGGTCCCCATTTCAACCCCCGGCGGCGGCGGCAATTCCGCTTTTAGGTCCGCCCGGATCGCTTTAATGTAAAGTTTGCTTTCTGTGATATTACAAGATTGAATTTCCGCGCCCGCCGTTGCAAGATGCGGCAATGTTGCATTTGCCAAATCGAAATTGTCTAGCGGTCTATATTTGTCAGATAGAAAAGCGCGGACATTTCCGTCTAAAGTTCGAATCATTCTTGATTCCGGTTCCCTTGAAAAAAGCGCGTTGATATTATACGCCAACATGTCGGGATGATCCGCCGCCAATCGGTCAACATACTTTGCCGGAATTTTCAACCGTTCGCCAATCTGCCGTAACGCATGCGGCCGGATTGTATGTTTGTCGTCGCCGATCTGCATTTCAAGCGCGGTCGGAATTTCGACCGTTTCTTCCCGTTCCTTAACCATAACTGGCGTTGTCCTTGTGTCCGCGATAAAATCGCGGCGCGTGTCTTGTTGCCGCGTCAATTCGGCGGCAAGGTCCATTAAGCTTATTCCGTTTTTCATTGTGTCCCCCTTTCGATTTATGGGTTATCGATTATCAACTTGCGAAACCCGGCGCCGTTGCGGACCGTAACTTCGACCCGGCCCTTATGCTTCCCGCGCTTGATCTCGCGCCTTGAATATATCGGCCGATATCCGTTAATCTTTCCATTGTCGATCCATGCCCGGCCGATTACTTTCGCCGCATGTTTTATTTCCATCGGTCCCCCTTTCCTTTAGAATTTTATTCCGGCATTCTTCGCATATCCCATGCGAAACCGGGTCCGCCGGTCCCGGCCGCATGACGTCTTTACACCATGCACAAACGACCTTCATTTCCCCGGCCCCCTTTCCTTGATAGATTGATAAAAAAACGCGACTCCGCTTTATGCGGACCCGCGTCCATTTGTTTTTACGATAATCTTTTCGCCGGTTGTCGGGTCCCTTAAAAAGACCCCTTTATTTTCCCGGCCCTGGTCGACCTTCGTTGTTTGCGATTCGTATTCGGCGATCGCGACCCCTAATTCGCGATACATTCGGCGAATTTCAACAAGAAGGAGATCGGCCGGCTTGATCTTTTTTAAGCCCACTATTCGCCCCCGGCCGCGCGAATTAATTCCGCTTCGACCGTATCCGGCTCCATGGCAATAACCTTGTTCCATGGTTGGCCGATAAGCCTTCCGATTTCCTTCGCGGTTCGCTTTCCCATTTCCACCTTGCCGTTCAAGATGTCCGATAGGTGACCATTGCTGACATTTAAGCGCCTCGCGACCACATACCTTTTAAATCGTTCCTTCATAATTTGCCCCCTTTTTCGATTTTATCGTAATATATACGATAATAACGAAATGTCAAGTACTTTTTACGGTAAAATCGGGATATATTAATTTTATTGACTTGTTCGTTTTATTCGAATATAATGCGCCTTAATTGAACTCATTTAAGGGGGGTATTTATGTTTAATATTGACGGGATGCCAGACAGGTTTGCTTTGGCCGCTGAAATTAACAAAGCTCGAAAAGAACAAGGTTTGACAAAATCAGATATCGCAAAACATATTGGAATATCGGCCGGGCATATAGGCGACGTGTTAAACGGGAAAAGACCGGGCAGTTATGATCTTCTGAATAAATCGGTTGTTTTTTTAGGCTTTGAAAACATCACTGATTTTATAAAGAAAAGTGAAAGGTCAAAACTCATCAAGGAATATTGTGCCTTGGTTGAAAAAATGAACGATCGGGAATTGAACAAGGTTATGAAAAGCATCGACAAACTTTTACCAGGGGTAAATGAGAAATGGGACGGCGTAACTGAACGTCGCAAAAAAGACCGCCGTGTTATTTCGCTTGACGACTATAAATCAACGAAATAATCAAATATTATAATTTATTACAAATAATTATTATGTCTTTTCATAAATTAAAAGACGGCCGATGGATCGTCCAATATCGAAAGGGGACCATAAAAGACGCCCCGGAACGGACCCGCGAATATTTCGGCCGTGGTATCGACGGCGAAAAAAAAGCCCGCGAGCGCGATAAGGAATTAGACAATAGACCTTGGAAACGACGGACCCCGAAAAACAGTTCGCCGCTTTTTTTTGAATTGGTCAATGCTTATTTAGAATCGCGGGTCGGTATTATCGAACAATCAACCATGGCCTATTTAAAAATAAAAATGGCGAATGTCATTCTTCCAGAATTAGGACAAACGCCGGCAATCAAATTAAACCCGCGGCGATTCGACCAATACGTCGCCAAAAGATTAAAAACCCAAAAGACAACAACGATATGTCACGGTCCCGGCGGGACCCTGCGGAAGAAAAAGCCTATAACCGGACCCGACGGCGCGCCGGCATATATCAAACGGTCGACCGTTCATCGTGAATTGTGCGACATTCAAGCGGTCCTTAATTGGTCGGTCGCCAACAAATACTTGACCCATAATCCCGCGGCCGGATATCAGAAACCGAAACGCGACGACGAAATTATCGCGCCCCCGACCGCGGACGAAACCCGCCGGCTTTTAAAACAAGCCCCGCCCCATCTATTGCGCGCCCTTGTGATCTCGTATTATACCGGAATCCGACCTGGCCATGTCGAATTATTAACCCTTAAATGGACCGACGTCGATTTCGGCGCCGGATCGATCTTTATCCGGTCCGCCAAAAAGAACGGCCCGCGATCCCGTTCCGTCCCCCTGCATAAAGACTTCGCCGACCTTTTGCGGAAATGGCGCGCCCTGGACGAATCAAACGGCGCCGGCGAATACATCGTCCAATTTCGCGGGCGCCCGGTGAAAACGATTATTAGTTCTTTTAAAACGGCCAAAAAAAACGCCGGGATTTCCCGACGACTTCGTCCTTATGATTTCCGACATGCGTTCGCAACGGCCGCTTTGCGCGCCGGGTCCGACTTAAAAGCAACGTCCGAACTGCTTGGACATTCCCGGCCCGATACGACGACGCGAATATATCAACATGTCGATACGGAATTAAAGCGCGACGTTATTGAAAAATTGCCTCCGCTTGATTGGTAACGGACTGCCCCGTCTTTTAGGTGGGGTTTTTTATTGTATTAATTAAGGAGATATCCCGAAAAAAAACTCAAAAAATTTCAGTGTCCATAAAACATAATTTACATTAATAGAGGGGTGCCATACATGACACAAAATTCCGAAACCAAGAGTGAAGGGCAAATACCCCAAAAAAACAAAAATCAAACCAAGAATAATATTCTTCCTTCTATTGATCCCCCCCCAAATTCCATACATGAAGAAAATAATACATCCGACAGCAAAACAAAATATCCCGAAAAAAACAAAAACCAAACTAGTCAAAACGCTATAAAACGCGCTACAATAGTTATCGCAATCGCTACTGTTGTTAATGTCGGAATTGCTTGTTTCCAATGGAATACTACGTCTGGACAACTTGATCAAATGAAATCGTCGTCTGAACAGTCTGAAAGAGCCGCTCAAATCCAAAATAGAGCCTATGTTTACGCCAAGCCTGGCTATTTTTATGGCTTTAATACTGCTAACGCCGCACAAGCCTATATCTTTTTTGGGAATAGCGGAAATACCTTTGCTATTAATGTTAAAAGATTTGTTGGGATGAGAGTGCTTGAACCACCTGGAACAGATAATATTGATGACCTTAAATCTATGATGGACACGGAAGAGGGTTTGATAGTAATGAGCCCTAAGACTATAACAGATAATATTCCTATCATCAAAGAATTGCCAAATAGGTATATATTTACTGATAAAGACATTGATGCAATTAAAGAAGGGTCGAAGCGGGTTTATGTGTTTGGGGAAATCGTTTACGAAGATATTTATGGGAATAAACACACCTCTGGATTCTCCTATATGTACTACGGTACTGAAACCGTTGAACGTAACTCCCGCACAGCATATGCTGATTTTCAGGCAAAATATTGCGAGAAACATAATTATGTAAATTAATAATATTTTTAATATTACTACCTTAAGCTGGAACATTCCTATTGGTAACACAAAAAATGTATTACCAAAATCAAGCGCCGAAAACCCGCGTCAATAAAGGGTTTCCAAACAATTACCGCGTTCGCAACGTACAGGTCGTCGGTTCGATCCCGATCATCTCCACCAATAAAAACAATAACTTAGGCCGCCTTAAAAAAGCCGGCGCTTTTCAATTTTGGTAATGTATTACCAATAAATAACCGGGCAAACTCCGCGGCTCAAGACAACAACTATAGATTTAGGAGGTATATTCATGTCAGACTCTAATAATGAAGGGCCAGAGTTTATCATCGAGCAACGCGACCAAATTAATGTTTTTGCAGGCCAAAAGGGGCATGTTGTTATAAAACAAGCAAACCCTTACGATGTACCTGCAGAGATAATTGTTCATCCAGATGATGTCCCACTACTTATAACGCATCTGGAAAATGCTAGGGTAGATGCAATTGAAATTAGAAAAATGATCGATAACGAACAGGCTTAAACAAGCAACGAACCCGAAATTTATTTTGCACAAAAAACCCGGGCCCTTCAATCAAGAAAGGACCGGGTTCAATCGCGCGGGGGTTGTTTGGGGTTGCGCGCGATCTCTATTTTTTAATAGCGCTCAATACTTGACCCAATAATCCGGGATTCGTATCGCCGGCCGCGGCCTTCTTTTCGGCATTCCGGCCAATTGTGGTAATGCCAAGGACCGACGCCCAAAGAATCCACATGGTAGGCGGGACGTCCGGGACGTCCGCCCCTGCGATCGGTAATATGAAATAGATCAAGACGACGGCCGTTCCGAATAGAAACCCGTTATATGGTCGCCAATTCCGTTGACCCCAATATTTCGACGTCGTTTCGGCGCGCATGGTCGCATTGACTTGTGATATGGCCGCGATCCGTTCTTGACTTTCGATCCGGGCGCGATCGACGGCCAATTCTTCCAACCGGATTTTGTATGTCGTTTGAAACTCGGTCAAGATCGATAATGCGCCCGCGCCTTTTGCATCGATCGCCGCCGCGATCCCTTCCGGGTCCCCACTTGAACCCAACGCGGCCCCCAGGATCGACCCCAGGGCGCCGCCGGCCGGTCCGCCGATCGCGGTCCCCAATAACGGCGCGCCAATGCCGACTATCTTTTTCCCTAATTCTTTCCAATCCATTTTAAGCCCCCATATGTTGCGATCGGTTTTTACATGCTCATAATATTATATTTAATCAACATGGCCGTATAATAAAAGATCAATGCGGCAAGGACGGTCATTATCAACCAATGCCCCATGTTCGCGATCGTGAAATAAATCATAACCGCGGATATAACGCCCTTCGATATAATCAAACCGGGAATAACACCGACCGCATCAAATAGCCTTGATAATATTGGATTCACTTCGCGGCCACCGCGATCGATAATGATCCGTTTTGTCGAATAGAAATCGACCACTTGAAAAAAGACAAAAATAATCAATAGCCATAAATTTAATTGGTCCATATTAATCAACCTCCATTAAAAGTGTCGGATCGATCTTGTCAATCTGCAAATGAATATGGGGTTTCATGCCGCCCCCGTATTTCTTTGAAATATCCTGCGCGACGGCGATCGGTTGCGATTGTCGAACCTTCGTCCCGACCAATCGATCAAGAACCTCGCAATAAAACATTTTGATATGTATCCGGTCGCTTCTTATTACGACGCCTTTATATCGCGAATCGTCGGCATATGGCCGCGACTCGCGTACAAGGACCCCGGATTCGATCGGACATGTAACCAATTGATCCGGGACACATTCGAAATCGGCCCCGTTATGTATCCGGGACCCCCTGGACGCGCCGAAATGACCGTCGCCGGCCGGATCGCTCCGAATGCCTTTCCCTGTCGGTGATTGAATTATCATTTAATTAATGCCTTTATGGTCGCAATGTCGGCCTTCATGGTCGCGAATTCTGTTAATATTTGTTGATTGGAATTATAAACCAATCCGAAAAGCGTTCCGATTAATCCAATGACAACGACGACGACCGTTATCAATAAACCCTTTGAAATCTTTTTGTCGATCGCGGACCATAATCTTTCAATGGTCCCGGTCGGGTCTGTCATTTTATCCTTGAATTTGCATAAACCGTCTATGTTCGCAACAAGCCCGGAATGCTCTTTACATTGGTTGCAATCCATAATCGCCCCGTTTTTAATTATCCGCCCTTAAATATCGTTATCAACGCCTGTTTTAATTCCGCGATTGTCTTCGCGTTCGTTAATGCGGCCAAAGTGTCCCCGGTGATCTTTTCGCCGTCGATTATACGTTCCGGCGTCGGATGCGTTGAAACCCAATAAACCCGTTCGGCCTTTTCCGAATATTCGCCGTCGTCGTTTCTCAACATGGCGCCGTCGGCGATCCATTCTTCGAATGCTTCCAGTTCGCTTTGACCTTCGTCGACGATGTAATCCCGGCCCGCGATCGCGGTCGGATATTCCCGCCGGCGGATCAACAATAAAACCTTTTCCGGGTCTTGCTTGACCCCTTCCCGGCAATGCCAAGGATATTTGTTCCCGGCGTCGTCCGTTAAGGTGAAATAATCGTTATGGTCCCCGGTCTGATTTATTTTTAATTCCATGTTAAACCCCTATCTTAATTGAACGCCAACAATATTAAGCGAAACGTCCATTGTCCCTGATCCTGTCGCCGTTGCGGAATAATAAATATCACCATTTGAATCACAAGGGACAATGCCGCTATTACTGATTTTTAGATCGTCGTCTATTTCGTCTATATCAACGCGCAAGGCATAATAATTAGACGATGATCTCCCGAAATGGATATAACAATTTCCTCCCCCGGCGCTGTTAGAATCTCTTGCGGTCGCTAACAGTAAAACCGCCAATGCACCTTTTGGGATCATGCCTTTTGATTGAACCTCAAGGTTTATAATGGCGGCCCCGGTGCTTATCCCGCTTGTTGTTAAGGTCCAATCGGCGGGAATGATAGGCGCCTCGGTATAGACCCACTCCCCCGGTGTACTTGAATAATTTCCTTCGCCGATTGACGACCCAAAGACAAGAATCGGTTGTGACATATACGCGGTTCCGGGCGACGCGTTGCTAAATCTAATCATAGCGTATAAACTACTTGCCGCGGCATTGACTGTCGCCGTTACTTCCAACCATTCGTAACTACCCCCGCCCGAATGGTAGGATGAATAAGTATAGCCGTCCTCACTAGTATATATTGCGATTCTGGCGTCGTTTGCCGTTGATGATTTAACCCATGCCCCAAAGGTTAAAGTTTTGCCTTGAAATCTTTTATACCAAAACGGAAACGTTGCAATTGTCGCATTGGGAAAATAAACATAATCATCTTGTAATGCCGGCGTTATTTTCATGGCAAAATATGAACCACTTTTTGTATTGTCGCCGTTCGGTTCCCGCCATAAATCGACTCCGCTTGTATGGTGACTCCATCCGTCCGGCCCCAAGGCATTCGCCGCAATGCAACCCGGCGTTACTTCGTAACAAGTAAAGTTTTTAATCTCAATATTATTGCCACTTAGATCGTCCGTTTCATAAATACCTGCCCATCCAGTTGCTGTTGTTGATCCTGCCTCAAATAAACAAGATTCAGTTACCCATCCCGCCGTTGTTGTAACCTCGGTGTAGTGACTAGCGCCGTCGTATGCCTTTAATTGCAGGGTCGCCCCCGCTTGTGTCCCGTCCTTGATATCACATTGTATTAAATAGAGATGTCCGGCTTTAAATGATAGGTTTCCTAGAGATGTCCGGCCCTCCCCCCCGGAAGTGCTAAACTCATAATGATCGGTATCAAAAGACAAAGCGGCCGTCCCCGCCTTGGTCCAATCTGCTGTATCATCGTCCGCGCAATCATCGTCGGCAATAGCGGCCCCATAATTTTCAAGCGTCGAATTGCTCCAAACTCCGAACCCCGAATTTGTCAATATGTTTTGATATGGCGCCATTTTTTCTGCTTCCAACATAGAAGCGATTAAATTCGCCAATGTAATTTTTTTGGTTTCCGACTCCGAATCGTCAACAATAGGCAAAAGGTCCGCCGATGCCGCTTCGGTCAATGCTGTCAGTTCGGATATTTTTTTATTTGCCATAATGGACACCTATTCTATTTCTAATATTAATAAATCGCCCGCTTCGGTAGTAATGAAATCGCCCGCCTCGGTCGTCATAAAATCAATTACATAGGCAACGACCGCTTTTAATTGGATCGCGCCGTCGTTTCTGTAACTCTTTTCAAGGACTCTGAACGCGTCAAGGTAGTACGAAACAAGGCCCAACAATGCGGAATTAATTGTTTCGTCGTTGTCGACGTCAAACCCGATAAGGTCGCCGCGTTGTATATCTTCCAAATAATAACCGCCGGCAAATTCGACCATTAGACGGGCGCCCTTTAGATCGTCAAGCGCCCAATCCAATAAAGCTTGTGCTTGCACTTCCCCGGCAACGTATGGAAAAGAAAGCGGGTCCCCCTGCAATGTCCCCAAATTAGAAACGCTTGCCGCATCGATCGCGGTAACGACGGCCCTGTCCGCCGTTTCTTCGTCGTCATGCCCCGACCACTGTCGACCATACCGGCCGATAATAGTATTTTTGATATTAACCCGGTCGGTATATGATAGCCATATTTGACCTAAATCGACCCGGTTTCCGTCGATTGTCTTATCAATGGCCGCGTACTGAATCGGCTTTAAGAAATGGGCGCCGGCGTCCCAAAATTCGATTGACCTCGATTGACGCGCGATCCGGTTCAACAATGATCGGACGTTCGGCCTTTGAAGGATAACAAACCCCAAAACAAACGATTCCGCGGCGTAATATGTCCCTGCCGCGGCGTATGACGTCGAATCGATTTCGTCCGACGTCAATCCGCATCGATCGATTAAAACATGCTTCGCGATATGGTCCGGCCGTTCTATCAACGCCGACGGCGTCCCGGTGTATGTCCCGGCGCCGTCGTCAAGATAACCGTCGCAATCAACCGCGATCCGTATTCCGATTACGGTTTCCGCGGTTGAATTCCCGGTCAATGTAACGGTTCCCGTTTTTGTCGCGGCGCCCGTTTTTGTCGCGGACCCGGTCTTTGTCGCGGACCCGGTCTTTGTCGCGGACCCGGTCTTTGTTGCGGACCCGGTCTTTGTCGCGGACCCGGTCTTTGCGACGCCCGTTGCGGCGCTCGCTGATACACTCACATAATATCTAATTTCAACCCAAACCTCGGCAACCTTGGACTGTGTCGCCGGCGCTCCGGTGCAATTAATGGTTCCCGACAATGCGTTCATTTCGGCCCATGTGTCCCAACCCGATGAAACGGCCGTCCATGAAGAACGGTATGTCGTATTTGACGCAACCATTGAAACCGTTACACCAAAACATGTAAAGGTAATCGTCCCCCCGTCAAATGCCCCCGATCTTGCACAAACCCGGAATTGATAAGGCGGACCGGAGTAATCCCGATAATAACCCGGTTGAACGGTCATAACGTCTGCGGCGCTGTCAAACGTGGCCGCCGTATTCCAATCTGAATCTATCGCGGCCCAGGGGAAAGATATCGCCCCGCCGGTGACGGAATAGGTGTCAAAGGTCCAAATAATAGTTTCATAACCTGATGCTGAATGGCCATGCGATCCGGTGTCGACTCCGATCGTGTCCGATACATCGATCGTGTCCGATATGTCGATCGTGTCCGATACGTCGATCGTGTCGTCAACATCGATCGTGTCCGATACGTCGATCGTGTCGTCAACATCGATCGTGTCCGATACGTCGACATTAACTTGCTTTGTAAATGTCGGCAATGCTGAAAAGACGACAACCGCTTTGCCGGCGTATCCGCTGTATTCGTCGCCGCTTTGCCCGGTGTATGCCGTAAATCCGGTCGTTTGTCGAATGCCGTCGACATATACAACGTCAATCGATTTAACCGGATGATCGGCGATAATGTAAACATACTCCGTTTGTATCTCCGCGCATGGCGCCCCCAAATCATGCGCGACGGCCGTCGTCGAATTGTAACCGCGCCCGCCGACTGTTAAGGTGTTGCCGGAACGGGAAGAAATCAATAATTGCTCCGCGTCAATCTGGATCGTAAACGATCCGGTCAATGGAAAGGCGGTCGCGTCTGAAATATCCAACGTGTCAGAATGTCCGGGCGACGAATCCGTCATGTCTTCGGTGATCGTCGACTTTCCGCCGGCATCGACTGAAAGACATGGCGATCGTTTGACGGTTCCGTAAATTTGCGGAATCATTTTTCCGATATCGTCCGGGTCCGCCCCTGGATAATCGTCGGCCGTCAATATCGAATGAGAAAATTTATTGATTATATCCAGGTCATAACTTGATATGGATAGGGTAACGCGATCAAGCGTCATTTCAAGCGTGTCTTCTATTTGACCGACAAACAACGGGACCTTGTCGGCTTCGGCCGTTGCGCCTTCGAATATATCCGAAATCGTAATCGTGCAATAATGCGGATCATTTGACGCGAATAATGTCGTGAACCGATCCGCCCCCCCGATCGGTTTCGAATTATCGATCGTGATCGATGGTTCGCCCGGTTCGCCCTTATATGTAACCGGGTTGATTCGGCCCGGCGTAATGGTCCCCCATGCTAATATAAACGGTTCGTAAATATGGCCGTCGAATGAACAAAGCCCATCGTCGCCGAATACGCGGTCGCATAAATACAACGTCGTTGACCCGATCGTTAATTCAACTAAACGAATCGGGTCGATATGCGGACTATCAATCGCCGCGGTTGCAAATGCTGACAAGGTTTTCAATTGTACCACCTAATTATAATTGTTCGATTATTCGAACCGTGACGCGCGTATATATGTTGTGGTCAAAATTATAGATTGGTTCTTCCGCGAATTTCGCCATGAAATAACTGCCCTTATGGTCCATAAAATAGAACGGTTTCGCGTAATCGTTCAAATACGATATGACCGTTTCCCAATCGGTCCATTCGGAAGCGGATAACCAAAAAGTATAATTCCGCGATTTTCTTTTGTCGCCAAACTTGGTTGAACGTTCAATGCCGCCAACGGTCCGGTTCCATCGGACATTTGAAATGTCCCGGCCGGCCGGCGGATTTTCGCGCAAGGCGTTAAACGAATATCCTTTTGAAACAAAGATTTCCGAACATTGCGGATTAGCCATTGACGACAACGTAACGCGCCAATATCGTTTTGTTAGTTCTGACAAGGTTTTTATTATTTGACCGTTCCCGCTTTGGTTCCAATCCGTTACGGCGTCGTTGATATCGGCCGAAAAATTATCGGTCGAATATTGAAACTGCATGTCTTCGCCGTCGAAATTGTGCTTTTCGATCGCCAAGAAATCAACGGCCAAATTTCCGGTTGCGCCTTGGTCAACAACAAAATTCTTTGCTTCCGTGACCGTGTCTTTCCAAAATAGAGAAATCGCGCGATCGAAAAGGCGCGACTCTGGATAACCGGAATCCGGGTCGCCGGTAACTGTAACGGTTCCAAGTTCAAGGATATTATAAGGAAAAAACTTAACGGCCCATGTCGCCATGTTACGCGGTCCCCCACCTTATATTTAATTGGTTTAATTCCCGGCCTATTTCGCGCGCGACTTCCCGCGCCGCGTTACGATCGCCCGACATAAAGGTCGGTGCAATTGTGATATTAATTCGGCCGGCGCCCGCGCCGGATCGCGCCGCGCTTGACTCCGCCGCGTCCATAACGATTTCGCCTTGATGTCCATAAAAAAGACCGTCCCGCGGCAATCCCGCCGGCCCTGTCCCGGTGTCGTAATTTCCTGTTATTTTTTCAACGCCGGTTACGGCCATGGCCGCCCCGATCCCGATTCCCTTCCCGACCAACTTCATTAAATTCCATGCTTGCTGTAACGGCCATAACATCGTTTTTACTGTATGCAAAAACATATCAAGCTTGCCGCGTAATTGATCGATCGGCCCCAACCAATCAAAGAAACGTTGAACCAACCCGGTAACAACCGGAATAAGGTCGGCGACGTACTCCTTTAAAATCCTTAAAACTTCCGCAAACTGTTCATTGTCAACAATGGCGAACCCGACTTCCTCCAATAAATCGCCGAACGTGTTTTTTAATTGCTTAAGCGCCTTGTCAAACGGCCCGCCGGCCTTTTCCGCGGCGCCGCCGAATTGCGATTCCAATTCCTTTAATATTATTGTTTGCGCGCCGACAACGTCCCCGGCTTCGACCATTGTTTTGATCTGCTCTTTTTGCTGATCGGAAAAGGTAACGCCGGCGCGGGTCAACGCGGTCAATCCGGTTTTCGGTTCGTTCAACGCCTTGCCTAACATTATCATTGATGATTTCATGTCGGTTTTTAATATCGTTGACATATCAAGCGCGGCCTTTGTCGTCCGTTCGAACCCTTCGCCCCGGATATTCTTAAACGTCGCAAGTATCGACATTCCCGACAATATGGTTTCGTCGCCGTATGTCGTGACATCTTGCAAGCCGGACGCCATTTTTTTAAGTTCCGGCAATGTGAACCCGGCCGCGTGTCCGGTCGCTTCCAGGACCGAATTTAATTTGTTTTCCGCGTCGCGTTGCGCCATGGCCGCCTTTGTAACGACGGAAATGCCTTTTCCCAACGCATAAACGCCGCCGACGGCCGCGCCGATGCCTAACATGGCCGTTTTCATGCCCCCCAATCCGCCGGTTATTGATTTTAAATTGCCCTTAACGGATTTAAAGGCCGCGTCGGTCTTGTTTTGTGCCTTGATGTCAAACTTAACGCCTTTGGCCATTATGACGAGTCCCCTTCAATAATTTTTAAAAATGCAAGCCAACCAAAATATTCTTTGATCGTCATTTGCATTATTTCGCCGCGGGTTTTATGCAAAAATGCCGCGACCCGATATTCGTCGAACAATACCGGGTCGCTTTTTAATTTTTTTCCATTCCTTCGACGCTTGTCGTTCCGACGATCTCGGCCCCGACCCGAATCAAAACCGACGGATCGACCTTATAAAGAAGATCGCTTTTATCTGCCTTGGTAAATATCGGATTTCCGTCGGCGTCCTTTGCTTTTCGAATAATTGCATATAAATGAAATTTTAGATTCGGCCCGCCCGCCTGTTCAAGACAAACGTCGCGATCCTGTAATGTCATGGGCGACGAATAAATAATCAACGGCCCGTTTTCGTCGCCCCATTCCGGGACCTCTATTTCTTTCGGCCCCTCTTGTGCAAAATGCGCCTTTGCGCGCTCAATAACATTTGTCATGGCAACCCGCCCCCCGTTTTATAGATATTATTTTTATGAAATTGCGGTCCGCGTCAAGACTCCAACAAATTCAAAGGTCATTTCATTGGGTTTTGACTTGTCGACATTCCTTCCATCTTTCGTAATTTTGGCCGTCCCGGTGTACTCATAGGACCCCGTTTTCCCTTCCCCGTATAAATGCAATACGACGCCCGTATCACTCCCGACCGCGGTATCAAGCGCAACTTGCCCGGTCGAATCTGCTTCGTCTAACAAAACGCTTATTGTCCCTTTTCCGCGGATACAACCGGACATTAAAGGCGTTGCTTCCGTATCGCCCATTGACGTTATTTCGGCCGGCGCGACGTCCTCTTGATCGTATGTCCATGATTGAACCTCTGTAACTGCATTGGACGCAACCTCAACGACGCCTTCGTTTCCGTGTTTAACTGCCATTTTAGGCCCCCTTTTATGTTAAATATTCGATGTTAAAGTTTAAGGTAATGATACCGACCGGCTTTTTGCTTTCCGCGTCGAATTCGATTTCCGTTGACGCAAGATAAGAATTGATCGCGTTTCCGCTGAATTTGGTTCCTTCCGGGATCGCCGCTTCGACTTCCTCGGCGATCGTGTCCAACGTGTCGTCGATCGCCCCCCCGACCGCTTGGACATGGCCTTCGACCGCAAGCGTCAACATTCGATCTAAACCGTCCCCGGCTTGTTCGGATTCTTCGTCAACGGTGTAAATTAAAAGACCCGGCAAGGATGCCGATTTCAACGGATAAACCCGCGACGCGAAAACGTTCGCCTTGGTTGTTGTTAGCCCGGTCAATAAGGTTATGGCCGCATCCCGTATTGATTTTCTTTTATGCGCCATTTGCTATTGTTCCTCTAATATCAATACGACTTCCCCGGTTCCGTCCGGTTGAACGTTTACAATTTCGTATGTCGTCCCGCTTATGACAATTGCGTCGCCCTGTGCAACGGCCGGAACGTCCGCCGCCGCACATGTAAAACGCGGTTGCGAACTTTCGATCCCGACGGACCCGCCGACGTCGTCAAAATATTCGCCGTCGAATACGCCATTGACGGTTGTTGCTTCCCCGCCGTTCGGCGTCCATGATGCGGCTACCGCGAAATCGTCCGTATCAAAATAATTGTCAAAATCTTCGGTAAATGCCATGTCAATCCTTTTTCTTTTTCAACGGCCGGCGTTTGACAATCTTCCTGCCAAGGTCCTTTTCCCGGTTTTCGACTACCGGACCCGACATCTTGGCCGGGTCCGGGACATGGGTTTTATTCTTCATCGTCGGCAACGTCCCGGAACGGTGATTCTTCGCCTGGAAAGAATCGCGTCCATTTCTTTTGTGCGGCTTCGATTATTTCGTCCGGCGCCTCCGCGAATTCTTCGGCGTTTTGATCGACAAACTCCTTGAATTTGTCCGCCCCTTTCCGAATGAAACCGTTCTTGAAATCGTCCCAATCTTCGGACGGTTCCGGTTCAATAACCGCAACAACGCGCCGGATTTTTAACAGTTCTTTCGCTTCGGCTTCCGGTAAATCAACAATTGAATTTTCCGGCGTATGCCCCTTTGATGTATGAATGTCCCTTTTCGCTTTTACTTTCATGGTCCCCGCCCCCTTGTTAATGCGAACGCGCCCGGATATAAGCGCGCCCGCGGTTTTTGTTGTTATCGCCATTTATTAAAGACTGTCGCCATGCTTGCCGTGTCGGATCGCAACAATCCCGATCGGAATTCCGTTCGAATGCGTCCCAACGATATTAATTACCGGCCGGACATATCGCTTTGAACCCTTATAGGTCGTCTTATAAACGGCGTCGTCTTCGGCGGCGGCGTCGATAACTCCGAAACAACCGTCATTGACCCCGGCGACCCATGATGTCAAATCCGCGTCGGCGACGTCCGTAAAGCTTGAATCGTCGTCGGATTCCTCGACTTCCAGTTCGACCTTGACCGTCGCGCTCAACGTGTCGCCCGATGCCCCGACCAACGCAAGAAACGTGCATCGATCATAATCGACCATGTCAACGCTTGCGCCGTCGGCGTCGCCCGTCATGGTGTCCGGGTCGTGGACTTGCGAAACGCTATGTTCTAAATCAAAGTTTTTTTCAACCATGATAAACCTCGCTTTCTATGGTTTTGAATTCAAAATCGGGACCGGCATTTCAACCGGCCCCGCGTATCGTTAATTAAGCGCCGACTATGTCGTCAATGCGTCTAACATGGCCGCGAATGACTCGGCATGCCTAACGGCGACATCAACGTCTTGCAAGGCCCTTACAAGCAACCCGCCCGACTTTGAATAGGTGTAAGGGTCGACCAATAGATCAAGGGCGCCCCACATGCCGATAATAAGGTCGGCCCAATTGCCGAAAAAGATCGCCGAACAAACGCCGCTTGACGAACCCTTGGTCAATGCGCTTGATACCTGGTTCGTTACATGCGCCGGATATCCGTTCAATGGATCGGGATTCTTTCCCCAAACCATGACGTCGCCGTATGTCGCCGTGACAAGTGTCTTTTTCAGCTTGCCCCTAACCTTGGCATTTGTGATATAGGCAAGGTTTCCAACGTCGGCGTTATCGATCGCGACGGCCGTTTCAAGGTCGACGATATCCGCCCAATCCGGCGCGGCGCCGTTTGTCCCGCCGGCAACGCTCCCAATGCCACTTGTTGCGGCAACTCCGGTCGGTTGATCGTTCGCCCCGGTCCCATGAAGGCCGGCAAGGTCAATGCCTAACGCAACGGCCGCGGCCAAATCGTCGCGGGTCAACATTTCAATCGCCGGTGTCGACTGATTTAGCATCTGCCGCGTGATTTCAGTATATGTTCCGACGGTCTTCGGACTCAATGAAACCGTTCCGTATGTCGCTTCGGATTCGGTCGGATTCGTTGTAATCCCTTCCGCGACCCAATAAACAGAAGCGCCCGCGGTTTTCTTTGGAATGGCGACATTTCCGATAAGCCCATCAAGGATTCGCGCGCCCGCTTGCCTTATAATAAGCTTATTACGCAAGACATCGATAAACGATCCGGGTAACAGGTTTGTCGCGATAAGCGCGGCGTCGTCGGTCGTGTTAATATCCCTTTTCCCGTCCGTTACAACGTCCCAGGGAATAAACGCGCCCCGCGGCGTCTTTCGCATCTTATCGGCAACGGCCCGCGAACATTCAAGTTCGAATCCCGCGGCTTCTGCTAACTTCGGGTCTTTCGGATCGGCAAGGGACCGAATCAACCGGATAAAGGAAAAGGCTTTTACTTCGCGCCCCGTCAAGCCGATTTCCGGGTCCTGGTCTTCGACCGGCGTCAAGCCTTTTTCGCCTAACTTATCAAGAACAAACTGTCTGAATTGATCGACGGACTTTCCGTCTTTAATGGCCGCGATCGCGTCGTCGCGGAAATTATGCATTTCGCCCAGGGCGATTAAATCCGCGGCGCGATTCTGTTCGGCCTTTGCGGTTTCTGATTTAATCCGGTCAATCTCTGCCTGATCGATTGCCGGCGTTTCCGGTGCTTCCGGTGTTTTCTTTGCATCGACTTTCTTTTTGGGTTCTTCCATTTTTACGACCTCCGATTTACGAATAATTAATGTGTCAAATTCCCGGTCGTCCTTCTTTACGTCCCGACCAATCCCGACGGATGCGTCGGCGGGAATGCTAACAAGTGAAATTTCCAATGGTTCCCAATCCGTAACCCGATAAACGTCCCCGTCGTCGGATTGCTTTTCAAGTACCATTTCATGTATGCGATATCCGACGCTTACATTTTGTCGAATACCGTCAACAACGTTTATGAATTCTTCGTCGGCAAGGCTCGATTTACCAAATCGAACGGTCGCCCGGCCCATGTGGTCGGCCCCGACTTCGGCGGATTCAATAACGCCCGTTTGTTGATCCATCCAATGATCTTTTAAAAGCGGCGCCCGGCCCGAATCTAAAAAATCCATGCGGGCGCTTCCCGGTTCATGGTCAAGTATTTCTTCCCCGAAATATCGATCGACCGGCGCTTCGGAAGAAAAAGATAATTCGACGGTCCGCTTTTCTTCGTCCATCTTGCGGACTCCGCCGTCTATCATGCGATAAAAAACCCCTGTTTTAATTAGTTCCGTTTTCTTTTCCATTTTGACCCCCATCACTAAAAACCGTTAATTTCAAGCCGTGACTTTCGGCTAAATCTTTGGCCGCGGCGATCTGTTCAAGGACCTCGTTATAATCCCGGCCCTGTTCGCCGGCGACTTCCTGCGGACTCTTAAATCCGTTCTTGACGGCGTTTTCGTTTGCCTTGGTTTCTTTAAGCGGGTCGACCCATTGCCAACCGCGCGGTTGCCAAATGACGTTGCGATATTTGTCGATCTTTCGCGGCGGCAAATTCAACGCGCCAACCGTTAAAGCCATGTTCAACCAATTTTCGTATATATCCGCTTTAAAGTGTTCGATCATCCAACCTTGCAACATTCGCCATGCGTCCCGTTCGTCAAGCGCCCCCTGTCTTATGGACGAATAGGAAACGCTACGCAAATCGTTTGCAAGCGATACATAAGAAACGTTCAACCCGGACGCGATCCCGCGCAATATAGACAAAACAAATGCTTCATAAGCGGAAACCGGGTGTTGCGGGTCCCATTCGACAAAATCCAATCCGGCCGGCAATTCTTCGAATGTTCCCGGTTCCGCGTTCATTATTGCCGTTGCCGTCGGATCGTCCGCGATATCTTCGTCGCCGACAAATTCGTCCCCGCTTTCCGATTTAAAAAAGCCCATTTTGGCCGATGCGGTCCGCGCGGCGACGACCTCCGCTTCCTCGTACCCGCCCAACAACTGCAACCGTCGCCCCGCCGTCGCCATCCAGGGGACCCCGCGCGACTGTCCAACGCGCTCGACAATAAATTCGTGAATAATATCACTCGCGGGAATTCGTTCATGTTGGGTATAATGGTCAAAACTTTCGGAATATATTGTCGACGGCATGTTACTTTTTTTGAACCAATACGCGACCGGGCGGCGCCATTTATTGAATTCGACCCCTAACCGAATCAAGTTCCCGTTTTGAAGCGGCTTGTTTAATTCATGGTCTAATAAATCCGGTTCAATCATTTGCAACGCAAACCGATATCGGTTCCCCGGCCAATTGCTAATTTTCTGGACAATCGCTTCGCCGTCGCGCGCGACGGTTTCAATGAATAGCTTTTGACAATCGATCAATGACAGTTTTCCATCGACGGTGCAAATCCCTTTCTTGCTCCAATTTTTCCATTCCGATTCGATATAATCGTTATCCGCTTTATCAAGTTCGCCCTTTTCGTTTCTTGATTGCGCTTGTAATTTAATTCCGGTCGGCCCGATAACGTTCGCCTTTAGAAGATTAAAAAATCGTTTTGCATAATCATTATTCTTTGCAAGATGCCGGGATCGGTTCCGCATCGGTCGCAAGCTTGCGTATATGTCCGCGTCCGCGGTCCCGCCGGTCGTCGGCCAATCTTTTAAAAGGCGCGAATTGTCCGCCATTTGATAAGATCGCCGCGCGCGATCCCTGCTTCGACTTCCCTTAAATAAACCCGTCAAGCGTTTAATAATCGACATATTGAACCTTTAAGAAAATTGAACTTGAATTTTTTGTCCGCGCGTCAATCCTAATTTTCGCTTTAACCTGCTCGATCTCTTTTCGATATATGCCAATAGTTCAATTAATTCGGCCGGCGTATACTTGCTTAAAGACCGGCCGGCGATTGAATACGATTGATTGTCTTTTAAAGCCTTCCCCGCTAAAAGCGCCATAATATTAGCTTGAACGGCCATCCAGAATTGCAATTCAAGGACCGGGTCGCCGATCGCAAGCGCCGCCGTCAACGTAACGCCGGTCGCGTCCCCGGAAATGTCCCGGTAAACCTGGATTACGCCTTCTTTCCGTGTAACCTTCGTCGTGTCTTTTTCGATGCGCGCTTGATATGAATATATTCCCGGATCATAACTTGCGGAATCGGCCGCGGCGATCGTGATTAAATGGTCGGCCCCGGACGCGGCCGCGGTCAACGTGATTAGTGTTTCGCCCGCCTTGGTAAGATAGTATTTAAGGACATAAGAATCGGACGCCGGGTAATCTGAATCTGAAATCTTCCATTGAACTTTATCGCCGGCGCGAAATGACAACGGTTCCGTTGTTGAAATATCTGACATGGACAACCCCGTATTACCTCATGGTGAAACCTCGTTTTGCGATTATCATTTTTGATAATACGGTAACATGGGGTTTTTGCTGATTTTGCGAAATAGGTCGGAAATAGGTCGGAAATAGGTCGGAAATGATACATTAAAGGGTCTTGACATACTTTTATGCTGTCCCTTCAAAATTCTTTCTTCCTTTGTTTTTTATATTGGTTATATTTTTAAAATATAATTCGACGTTGTCCTTGTGCGCGTACCAACGGCCGTTAATTAATTTCGCCGGCATTCCACTTGTAATGAATTGCTGAAATAATTCATTTGAAGTAATTCCGATAAAACTTTTTATATTATCCCTGCCGATCAATATCTTATTATCCAAGTTTAACCCCTAATCAATACCGATTGACATAATTACGCCGCCGGCCGGGTCGACGCCCGCGCGGGACAACGGCTTCTTTTTCCTTCGGTGTATCCGGTTTGTCTTTAGCCCTTGCTTCCTTTGCCTTTAAATTGCGCGCGATCTTTGTAAAATTAGGGTTCAAAATATTAAACGCCGCCAAATTATAAACCCGGATATCCAACGCTTCGTTTCGCGGCCGCTTTTTCTTCCATACGCGCCGGGCGACCCCGTTCCTATAACGCGTGACCAATTCTTCCGCCGTCAATTGCTTGAAAAATTCGTCCGGGTAATGATCCGGGAAATGACAGTAACCCGGCCCCGGTTCTTCTATCTTCAATCGGCCCATTATAACCGTTTTCGCGGTGTCCGTTCCGACCGGATATAATTTCAATCCCTTCATTAATGATCTTTTCGACGGCCGGCCGACAATCGGTTCCGCTTCCTTCGACGAACCCTTGATCGCATATACCCGGCGGACCTGCCGCGGTAAGACGTATTTATAAACCGCGTTCGTATGCGCCCCCGAATCGATACAAACACAAGATGCCCGCAAATCGATTTTGTTCCGCGTGAACCTCTTTTCAAGGACCTCGTCAAGCGCCTTCCAAACTGGCGCGCGTTCCGGGTCCCCTTCGATCGCGTCATAATCAAGCGACCATGTTTCTTCGCCAATGCCCCAACCGACGATTTCATATTCAAGGCGGTCGTCCTGGACATCAACGGCCGCGGTAATGACCAAAACGCCGGGATCGATATCGCTTTTGCGGTATGTTTCGACCCGGTCGATAATGTCGTCTTTTTCAGCGCCTTCGCCTTTTTCTTCCCATGTTTCGCCAAGTGAAGTATTGACAAATGTAATCATTAACAATGGATCGCCGGCTTTTAATACCTTCTTTGCTTCTAAAAACTTCGCCGCGATATCTGACAACTTCGCTTTTGGAAAAGGGGAATATAATTCGTTGATATAAAAACCGGCCGTTCCGGTAAACTCCGCGGTCGCTTCCCAATAGCCCCTTGACAACGCTTGATTCTTTTCCGCGTTCGAAAATTCGCCTTTGCAATGATCGCAACGCAACCGCGCCGATTCCGGGACATGGTCGCCGAAAACAGGATGATCCCGGCCGGGTTGCTTATCCCAAATAACCATTGACCATTTAAGCCTTTGAAAAGCGCCGCACTTAGGGCATGGGACGTAATAATAACGCTTGTCCGACATATTCATTTCGCGCTCAATTTCCGACATGCCCTTGATTGTCGGCGATCCGCCAAGGATGATTTTTCGATTATGAAACGATTTCGATCGTTCAATCGTCAATTTAATTGAATTTCCTTCGCCCCCGCTATTCGCCGCGCATCGATCCGGTTCTTCGATAATAACAACGCGGATCGGCGACGACGACAAATTGACGGGCGAATTTGATCCGACAAGCTCAAGGTGTCCGCCCTTAAAATTCTTAGACGTCATAGTGTTTTTAGAATCCCGCGATTTCTTTTCCGCGACCTTGCCGTTTAACGCCTTGCAATCCCGGATCATCGGGTCAAGCTTTTCTTTCGAATATCGTTTCCCCATGTTATCGGTTGGGAATAGCGTCAACATGGGCGCCGGATCATGGTCGATATAATACCCGACAACGTTATTGACAACGCCGTCGGTCCATGCGACTTGTGCGCTTTTTTGCATAACAACCTTTTCAATGTCCTGGTCGGTAACGCATTCCAGGGGTTCCCGGATAAACGGCGTAACCGCGACGCGATACGGTCCCGGCAACGCGCAATTTTCCGCCGACAAGATGCGGTTTTCTTCCGCCCATTCCGCGACGGTGATCGCCGGCGGCGGCGCCCATAATGAAATAACCTCGGCGCGAACCTGTTCAACGTTCGGATCGGTGTAATTATAGTCAATGGCCAGTTGTTGCATTATTCGGCCCCTTTCTTTTTGTAATTATATAATGACCTTAACGATACGCCCAATTGACGACTTGCCGCGGCCTTTGTTCCGCAATGCGATATAAACCGATCATAAACAATTTTTAAAAACGTCTTAATGCCCCCGACTTTTATTATTTCCTTTATGATCTGCAAATAAAGGTCGTCGGGATCGATTGGGACGACGTCGCCTTCCTGTTTTACGTTCACGTTTTGAATAATTAAGATATTATTTTTCTTTCTTGCATTTAAACCGATATCCATGTTTTGAATAAGGGCGAAAATATCGTCGGCCGACCTTTGAATCTGCGATCTTAATTCCGCCGTCAATCCATCTTGCCAATTATCTTTTGACATTACGCCCCTTTGGTTTTCTTGCCTTGACTCGCAACATTATGCGTCATCTCGCAAAAACGTGTCTGGTCGCGTCGCGTCCCGCCTTGCCGTACTATTTAAACAGTTCGAATGTTTCCGGTAATGACAACAACCTCGGCGAATCCTTGATTGACGCTTCCAACCTTGCGACCTTTTTCGGCTTTGTGAACACGGCAACCGCGCCCAAAACCGCAAGGCTCGCGTTATGTTTGACTTTTTCAACATTGGACAAAGAATCAAAATCCTTGACGCAATGTAACGCTTTCCGGCCCCTGTGGATCGCGCGACGCAATTTTGGGATAACTCCGTCCCCTATACATGCGATCAATTTATCATCTAATCTTTTAAGACCGACATTTCGGACGCAATCGAAAACGATCCGGTCTTGATTTAATGCCTTTCGTCGCGCTGAATCTAAAATATGACGGCATTCCATTATGTCGCGGTGTATAATAGCCGATATGTCTTCATATATGATCGTTTCCCCTTCCCCTATCGTTATCAGTTTTTCATAAACCAACATTGTGTCAATGCTTAATTCAAAATCGCCTTTATTCATTTTCAACCCCTTTTTTTAAAAGTTAATATTGCCTTGTCTTGCATTGCCGTATCCCGCCCCAACGTGTTACGCCGAATTCCGCCATGCTCCGCCGAATCGTGCCGCGAATCATTGTTCCCAAACAACGCTTTCGATTTCGAACCGGCCATAAAAACCATTGTTTCGCGGACGAAAACGACCGACGCCGATAAACTTCCCCGCTTCGCCGATATGGTTTTCAAAAACGTCCGCCGTTATCGTTTCGTCAAGAACATAAAAAACAACGGTCCCGCCCCATTCGTGAATAATTGGAAAGCATTTCATTACGCGCTTTTTTCCGCCTCGCATTCCGTCGGCCGGGACGAATAACCATTCGCCTTGAACGTCCGCCTTCTTAATGCCCAGGTTCAACGGGTCAGTAACCAAAACCCCCGCTTCAAAATGTTTTGTATATGTAGCCTTTCCTTTTCCCGGAATCTGGATCGACAAAAACTTCGCCGCTTCCGCTATACAGTTTTTAAATGCCATCGGCGGAATAAAGACGTTGTCGTCCTTGTCAACGTGCAACCGTTCCCGCCATGTCCGATCCTCGTAATCTTTCGGAATTTCCTTGTCTAATTTTTCTGTGTCGTGAAATCTCGATTGACTATAAGGTGAAACACTTCTTAAATTTACTTTAGCAACCCGCATGATAACACCCCCTGATAAAAGATTAATGGTTCCTTGACCTGTCTTGCCGTATGTCGCCCCGCCTAATCGTGCCGGGTCTTGCTACATCAAGCCATGCTTGACCTTGCTTTCTTCTTTTTCGATTTCGCGGCCTTTTTCTTCCCTACTTTTTTCTTCGCCGCCGGTTTCCGCTTGGCCGGCGTTTTTTTCTTTTTGGGTTTCGTTTTCTTTTTCGCCTTCCGCTTCGGTTTTGCTTTTAAAGGTTTAAGGTCCGGGTCCTTGTCGTCCGACAATGCGACCAGGATCGTCTTAACTTCCGCATCGATCAACGCGCGCCGGTCGTCAATCGATTTTGCCGTTTCAAGCAATTGGCTTAGTCTGTCTGGCAACGCTAAAAATTGCAATTTCGCCGCTGTTACAATCCGCCCCCATGTTTCCGCGACCTTTGACGCCGGGATCAATTCGCCGCGATCCTTCGCGTTCTTTAACGCTTGCCCGTCGGCCTGTTCCTTTGCTAACCGGGCGCGTTCTTCCGCCCAATTTCCCGATCCATTGTCCGCGATAACCTTCGCCGCCGGCGCGTATATCAATGGCAATGCTTCGCGCGACTCCCACAAGATCGCGTTGCCTGGACCCTTGCCGACCGGCGTCAAACTATCAAGGCGCTTTTTAATAACCCTGCGTGTGATCCCGGTCCATTCTGACAATCGATTGCATGTTACTTCCATTTAATAGATTCCGAAAACGTCAACCAATGGCCCCGACATTGCGCGTATTCGTTCGGCATTCGGGCATTTTGAAAAGGCCGATCGCCAATTATTAACATGATTTTTTAACGGTTTATTTTTCAACCCGATCGCGCCGGCCGGGTCCTCGACTTCCTCACAATACATTTTTGGCCCTTGATATAAATCCATACCGCATAATAAAACCGGGTCCCCGCCCATGTAACACCCGACCCATGCGGCGGAATGCCCGCTTTGGCCATACCAAAATCGGACATCAAACAAATAATCGACATGCCCTTCCGCCTTGCCGATCAGCGCGCCCTTTACTCGGTTAAACATTTTTATCGCGACCGGGTCCCCCGTCGGATCGTCCAACGTGACAACATAATCGGCGCCGGTAATATATAACGCATGTTGATTGACAGATATTTTGACGGCGTCTCGCGGTATGCGTTTTAGATCGTCCGCTAAACTCGGCCCCCCGCCCATTATCGCAATCGGTCGGCCCGCGTGTCGGCCTTTTAATACGGAAATGCTTTGCATTCCCCTATGTCCTCTCGACTGATTCGTCCCGCGGGTCCTTTGTTTGTTCCTTTGGTTCCGGTTCGACGTCGCCGTCGCCGGGAATAACTATATAAGACCCCGGCCCCATAAAAATTCGATGGTTAACCGTCAAACAACCGCCGAACCCGAACAAGAATAAACATATGATTATAATTTTATTCATGGCGTCCCCTTTTCAAACGGAATGGGTTTTAAATCTTTTCTTAAATACAATGGATGCCGCGGCGCGCCGTCTTTGGTCAATGCCAAATAATGCGGCCTTGTCAATAACGACATTACTTTGAAACCGCGATTTAAAAGGTCCCCATGCGCGCCCCATGCCGCAACGGTAACGGCGGCATGACTACTTATATTCTTGATCGTCAAATCGTTTTGCGGTCCGATCGGGTCTTCAATTTGTTTTAAATTTTTCGGGTCGGTCGACCGATACGCAAAAATATTTAACATTACCAACCCGCCGAAACCCCAATCCCGCGAATAGTTAATGCAACGCCTGACGGTCGGATCGTCGTTCGTTTCGTCCGCCGTCGACGGATTCAACCCAACAAAAACAACGGCGCCGTTCAACCCGCTTTTTGAACGGTCCCAAAACCTCCACAATGAATAACGATAAACCCGATCATCCGAAAATATCGCGCCCTTTCGATACATGTCGCCCCCTTTACCATTTGATTAATTGACCCTTGAACGGCAAGCCATGATTCATCTTGACAAATTCCAACATGCGCGCCCATGCTTCGCCCAACGGTCGAAAACCGTCCGCGAATGCAAACGATTCTTTCATGCTTTCGAACATGCAACGGCCGTCGATATAGACGTCGCCCTTTTTATCGATCAAGATATCGGCAACCGATATGCAATCGGTTTCTAACAACTTCCGGCATTGCTTGGTTCGCAAGCCGGAATAATGATAAAGCCGATCGCCCGCCTTAAAAGGCCGTTTCCGCGTGGCCCGGACCGTTTGCCGCTTTATAAAAAATTCAACCAATGCCGCAAATTCTTTTTGATATCCCAATAATGGCATTTCAACCCCCTTTTCCCTTTTCCCTTGTGGTGGTGGTGTCCCCTGGAAACTTTTCTAACTAAAAAAAGATCGCGATCTTC